ATTATGGTTCAGGATTCGGACAACCTGGTGATTTCTTCTGTTGGTATAATGAGGTTTATGAAATTATAGAACAAGGTGGAGGAGGAACGACGCATGTAAATGTTGCGAACTTTTATCCCGATTATGCCACAGCATTCGCAGTATGTCCTTGTGGTTTAATTCCAGCACCCCCGTCAAATTGTCAGGACTTCGAAAGAATATCAGAATATTTCTATTTCTACTTTGATGATAACTGTTCTGTCAATTCACAACAGGTGGCTTGGATAAACTCATTTGGAACTATGGATGTGTATACCTTCAGAGGTAGAGAGGATACGGGTTATGATATTGAAAGACAAGAGTTTAAGTCAGCACCACAACTCTATACAGACGGATGGTCAGAGGTTTCATATTACGGATGGAACGAACAAACAAAAGTATGGAACACTCAACAAGCATTAACGGGTATATTACATACAGGTATAATACCAAAGTCAGATGCTGATTGGATTACTCAAGAGTTATTAAGGAGTTCAAGTGTATGGTTGGTTGATAGTGAGGGTGACTTATATCCCATTATATTAACCAATACAGAGGTTGTTGTCCCGAACTTTCAAATACCTACTCAAGTATCATTATCAATAGAATATAAAGGGGGATTCCCTGAAAAAAGACAGAACACATAATGGTTCAGTTATTAGGAAAAAATAAAAATGATGAATGGGTCATCCTTGATTTAACGGATGATGTTGTAATATCATTGAATAAATCTATTGAGGAAATAGAGGATATAACTCAACGCAAAGGGGCATATTCAAAAACGTTCACAATACCTGGCACAGTCAAGAACGACAGATTCTTTCAATCTGCTTTTGATGTGAATATCACAGAGTTTGACGCAACCCTACAAGCCGATTGTTTGGTTCAGAATTTTGGTGCTGATATATTCAGGGGAACATTAAGATTAAATAAAGTATCAAATTCACCAAATGGAACATTATATGAAATATTCATTCTTGAGGAAACTTCAAGTTTGTCTGCCGCTCTTGAACGATTTACATTGTGTGATTTGGAATTTACTGATATTGACCATATTTTAGATTATGACAATGTCGTTGACACTTGGACTTATTCAGGTGGTTCATACGACACATATTCAGGTATTGTCGGTAAGGTATTATATCCATTGGCACATACGGGGTATGACCCCGATGTAAGTTATTCATTATGGGACTTTTCATCATCGGGAGTTACTAATTCAGGAACACCCATTACAATCAGTCAATTTAAGCCTTGGTATAATATGAAATACCTATTGGATAAATGTTTTGAGAAAGCAGGATTCACGTATGTATCCGACTTTTTTGATTCAGATTATTTTGAGAGTATATTCTGTTTGGCTGGTAATAGTGAAACCTCATCGGCCGCACTATTGGGAGATAGACCCGACAACCAAAATCTTTTTAGAGTAAGTTATTCTGATAGTGGAGGAGGATATTTTTATCCTGAAGATGATGCTGGACCTGGTGTTTGGCAGACAATAGTTTTCAACACATTGGAATACGATTATCTACAGGCATATACGTTAAGTGGCTTCCCCGCAACTGGTAATGGAACGGGAGCCAACCATTATACCGTGCCCGTTGACGGAGCCTATCAGTTTAGGATTAAACAAAATATATTCCTACCTGGTTTTAATTGGGGTGGAACAGATTTGGAGGTTGCGTTAAGAGATATAAATACGGGAACGGTAATGGATTCCACAACCATCAGTGTATCAGCAGGTGGTGAGAACGTTTATACATTCTTATTCAATGCGACATTGACAAGGGGACAGAGATTATCCATCCAATTTAGAAGGGTGGGTGGTATTGAAAGAAACGATGTTGGTTTCAACGGAACAGAATCAGAATATGAACTATATGTAAGTCCCGTAGTTTTATCAACATTGGGTAATGTGAATGTTGTTGATAACCTTGAATGTATGACAGGATTGGACTTCTTTAAGAATATCGTGGCATTATTCAATCTAACAGCAATCACAGAAGGGGATAAGGAGTTCAAAATAGAACCATATACGACATATCTCTCTTCAGGTGATACGAGGGATTGGTCAGAGAAATTAAACCTGTTAGAACCCTACGAAATTGAGCCGTTGGATTATTCACTAAAACAAGAAATCAACTTTACAAAGACACAAGGTAAAGACAGATTGAGTGAAGCATACTTTAATAATTTCAATGAGGTATTTGGTGATAGGGTATTCTTCAAACCTTCACAATTATTAACAGGTAGACAAGAGGTTGAACTTAAGTTTGAGAGTATGCCTTGTCTGGCAGTTGGAACGTCAGGAACTACTATGGTTATTCCATCATTATACAAATATGTTGAGAATAACGCAATAGAAGAACAACCCGTTTCCACAGGTATGAAGGTTGGTTTCTATACAGGGTTAGTTCCGTTCTACACAGGGTCTACCGACACCGTTGAAACAGAGTTCTTTGTTCAGTCAGGGTCAACGTCTGTGGCTCATACCTATTACCCGTGTATAAATCACTTATCACAATTATGTGAAGACCCGTTAAGAGAGTTTAGTGATTTGAACTTTCAACCAACGTGGGATTACTTTAAGACGAAAGCATTTACGATTGAGATATACACAGCCAACAATATATTCAGACAATTCTATAAAGAATATATTGACCAGTTATACTCCAACGAAGCAAAGTTTTTTACAGGGATATTTAAGTTGACCCCTGAAGATATAACCGATGTTACGTTTAATGATATGATTTATTTCTTAAACTCCACTTGGAGAATATATGAAATAACTGATGCTGATATAACAGAAGAGAATATGGTTAAATGTAGATTCATAAAATTCCCTTATAGACCGACACCTCCGAATTTGGTGGCTCCAAATTATACGGAACAAAGTAATATGAGATAAACAAAATATTTATAAAAATATGGCGAAGACGTTAGCAATCAAAGTTAAATATAGTTCCGAAGGGGAAGGTAAGGTAATAAGAAATATTAACGAACTTGAGGGGGCTATAGAACAATTATCATCTGAACTGAAAACCCTTGATTTCGGAACAGAGGAATATAAGAGGACTGCTTCAGAACTTAATAGGTTAAAGTCCGAATTCAAAGATATAGAAAAAACCGTAGAAGGTTTGGATGTTGAAGCCCGATTATCAGCAATCGGTGGAGCGTTAAACGTGGTTACTGGTTCGTTCTTGATTGCGTCATCAGCAGCGAGAACATTTGGAGCATCAGCAGAAACCGTTGAAGAGGTTGAAAAATTAGAGTTACAAGCACTTGAAGCGGTGAACATCGCAATGGGTGTTAGAGCGGTTGTAGAGGGAGCAGTTCAAGCAGCAAAACTCAAAACCATTGCGGCAGAAAAGTTAGGTATATTACAAACAAATTTAGCAACAGCCGCACAGACAGCATATACCGCAGTGGTGGGAGCATCCACAGGAGCCCTTAAGGTATTCAAACTCGCTTTAGCATCAACAGGTATAGGTCTTATCATTGTCGCCATCGGTGAGTTGGTTGCGAATTGGGATAATTTAACAAGTGCGATATTTGGTTCAAATGAAGAAGCCGATAGGTTCAATGATATTAACAAAGAAGCACGGAAAAACATTGCGAAAACAAACGTTGAACTTGACATATATGCGGGTATTGTAAATGATGTTACAAAAAGTGAAAATGAACGATTGGAAGCACTTGACCAATTAAATAAGTTGGGTGTTGTAACAGAGGATATAACATTAGACCAAGCAGATGCGTTGGATATACTCAATGAGAGGTTGGAATTAGCGAGAGACAATATCTTACTTAAGGCACAGGCTGAGGCAGCGAGTGCGTTATTAACAGAAGCGTTAAAAAAACAGATAGAGGCTCAATCAAGTTCGTTGGAGGATAATCTATCTTGGTGGGAAGAAGGTTTATTCGCAATTTCTAAATATACAAGTGTTATGGGGTTCTATACTGCGGATGCCGCAAGGGCAGCGAAAGCAGCAGAAAACCAAGCAGAAGCCGTAGCAGAAGTTACAGATGAGGTTGAAAAATATGAAAAGATATATGTTGATATTCTTGAGAAATTAAATGCCAGTGAATCAAAGTTAAATAAGGAAAGAGACAAGGCGAGAAAGAATAGAGATAAGGATAAAAAAGCCAAAGAAGACAGAAATAAGGTTGATGACAAGTATTCAAAGATATTGGAGAAACTTGAACAGAATCTTAAGAAGACAACGGAAGCCACAAAGACACTGGCAACTGCGACAAGGGGTGAAGTAAAGATTGTTGAAGATTTATCAAAGTTATTAGAAGAACAAAATTCGTTATTGGAAGAGAGATTAGAAATTCTTGGTGATTCAAAAGGAGTGTTAAAAGAACAAACTGATTTCGCAGAACAATTAGAAAGATTGATTGGTGGTGTCGTAATTCCAAAAGAAGGCTTGGAGTCATTAAAAGATTTCCAAGATGTATTCAAAGACTTATTAACAACTATTGACCAATATAATGAATTCGCATCAGGAGGTGAGGAATCGGGTATAGACGGATATTATAGTAGGGGTGAAGCAGCAGATTTTGAAAGAAATAGATTAGAAAAATTACGTGAAGAGTTATCTAAATTAAGTGATGAACAAATTGACGAGGAACAGAGAAAAATCCTATTGGATTTCTTCCAAAAACAAGTTGATATAAATGATAAGGCGGTAAAATACAACGAGATACTTCAAGAAACGATAAATAAACAAGACGAAATTAAAAAGAATCTAAAACAACAACTTGATACAGGACAAATTGACTTGGAAACTTACAACAAAAGGATTAAAAACCTTGATGAGATTATTCAAAAGAATCAGGATTTAACAACAGGTGAGGCTGATTTCCAAAAGATACTACTTGAAATTGTTGAATTACAACAAGATCAGATTAAGAATAATATGACAACCAAAGAGTTGGAGGAAGAAATCCTTAATGTTATATCAACAAAGATTTTTAAGGGTCAAGAATATAATGATTTAACTGATGTTCAAAAGGATTTGGTTAAAGAAATTAACACGGATCTCCAAGACCAAAGTAAATTATATGCTGAAACCCTTTCTGTTGCTGAAGAATTAGAAAAAATAACAGGTAAAATCTCCGCTAATATTACAGCACAGGAACAAGAGTTATCAGACGCACAGTTTACACAATTAGAAAATTTCATAAAACAGAATGAGGGACAGATAAATCAAGTCAAATCATTCTTTGCGACGTTAAGAGCAGAAAACTCAAACTTAACACAAGAACAAATTGACAATTTACAGAGGTTGATAGATGGTATTGAGTTCAATCAAAAGTTCGCAGGTATTCAAGAGTTTGCTGATAAAGTCATTGAGGAGTTCAACCAAATATCATCAGGTATTCAAGGTGTTCTCGCTTCATCAATATCGTTACAGTTGGAACAACTAAATTATTTTGAGGAACAGTCACTCGCATCAATCGGTGATGCTACGGAACGTGCCAAAGAGATACAAGAAGAAACAAGACGAGAGATTGCTGAAGAAAGATTTAACTTGGAAAAGAAGGCACGACTTCAAGAACTTGGTTTTTCACTGGCAGGAGCCATCGCTAATACGGCTCAAGCAGTTCTAAAAGCCCTCGCCACTGTTCCCCCTCCAGGTGGCCAGATTCTCGCAGCAATTTACGGAGGTATTGGAGCCGCACAGACCGCAGTTGTTTTAGACCAAATAAACTTTGTTAAAGGAACTGAATTCACTGGTAGAAGGGGTGGACTCATTATGGGTGAAGATCATGAAAATGGTGGTGTTAGAATGAACGGAGGATTGGTATTGGAAGGTGGTGAGGCAATATTAAATAAAAACGCTGTGGCACAGTTCAGTGACTTGTTGTCACAGATAAATGTTCAGACAGGTGGTAGAGCATTAAGTATTGATGACTCTGCGTTGGTTCAAGAGATTAGAAAACAAAATCAAAAACCAATTAAAACCTACGTGTTGTATAATGACATAAGGGACACAAATAAAATAAACACAAGATTAGAACAAATAAGTAGATTATGAAAATAGTTGAATTATACATAGATGAAAAAGACGAGGAATCAGGAATTGACCAGTTGTCCCTCGTTCAATCACCCGCAACACATTATCAGTGGGAGATATTTGAAGACGAATCACAATGTGGTGATGATTGTGAATTAAGAGAACACTTTTCAGATAAGGGTGAGGACTTGGGTTGGTTGATTGAAAACTCGGCTGGTTTTAAGGTATCAGATTTAACGAATGAAGAGTTTTATACCATATCCTCCACACCAAAAGAGATCTCTCCTTCAGAAGACGGAAATGGACAAATTGTAAGGTTTTATTTCGCTGTTGGAGTTGGATTGGGGCCGACTCTTAAGAAAGAATCAAGAAAGTTATGTCGTGAGATGATTAGAAAGGACTTGGTTTATAGAAATGAGGACTTAACACGTATTTCACAAGAATTAACGACTGATGGAGACTCATATAAGTTAGTTCCAAGAACTGCGAACACTTCAGTAAATTTGAAGGTCTACAAAAATGGGAAATACTGTCGACATCTATTCAAGAAGATAATATTCACAATCCCCGAAGGCATAACCCCACAGGAGTTTGTTAAGAAAATCCCACAAAGAGCCAAAAGAACAATCAATTCGGCAACATTGGGAACAAGACCAACGATACAACTACAAGAAGGTAGAGGTGGTCAGACGGAATATTCAATTTATATGTCTAAAGATTACACGGGAGCCATAGACCTTTTGGAAGGATTGGTCGTGTATAATTCAATAGACGCATTATTTCAAGGTGAACCAGATGCTGAAGCAATCTGTTTAATTGAGTATGATGGAAAACAAGGATTCATCGGTGGTATTCCTGAGAATGACAACTACTTCAACGCTGATGTTAAGGTCTTAAACAGTGTTAAAATAGAGAATTTTGAGTCATACGATGATTACCCTCAAGCCGCTTCAGATGCTGCTTGTAAGGTGTTAAAATGGAGAGATGAACACGGTGATGAGGTTCAAGGGATGACTCGTGTTGGATGGACTCGCGCTAACCAACTATGTAACAGAGAACCAATAAGTGAAGAAACGATTGCTCGGATGGCGTCTTTTGCTCGTCATAGAAAGAACGCAGAGATAAGTGAAGAATACAAAGGAACGCCTTGGAAAGATAAGGGGTATGTTGCTTGGTTAGGCTGGGGAAATTCGGAGGGTATTGAGTGGGCGCAAAGAAAGTTAAAACAAATCCGTGAGGATATGAAAGAAAGATTTGGTTGTGTTCAAAACTTACTTGATTCAGGTTATGGTGAAGACGAAGCGAGATTAAAATGTTACAGAAATCAGTATCCTGATACAGAAGGTTTCCCTGACAATGTATTACCGTTGTCAGAGAAAATGTCTCAAAAGTCATTTAAGGACGAATTAAACTACGAGGTTACCACCGTTGTAATGGAGCCAAATCGTTATATCGTTCGTAGAGATGAAATGACAGGTGAACTTTACTACGTTTTCTTCAGTCAAGAGACAGTAAAATCTATGTTAAAAAAGTTCTATAAACAAAACAAACATAAATCCTTTAATTACGAACATTCAGGATTAAAGTTAAATGGAGGATATGTCTATGAATCTTGGTTGACCGATGCAGATATGGATAAATCAAAGAAGATGGGATTCAATGTGAACCCTGGAACTTGGATGGCAACCATTAAATTTGATAATAAGAAAATGTTTGAAGAATATATCTTGTCAGAAAAGACAACAGGTATAAGTTTGGAGGGTTCGTTCTTATCAAGACCTGGTAATCTTAATTCAGTTGGTATGGAAAAGATTGGTGAAATGGACGGACTTCCAATATTTGATAATGAAGAAGAAGCGAGGAAATACGGTGTGGAGAAATATGGGTGTGTTGGAGTTCATCAACACAGACCGGGTGAATTCATGCCGTGTGAATCACACGATATTCTAATGAACACGTTAAATAATTTGTATAAAAATAAAGACGAAGTATTTATTGATGAGATTAGAAATATAATAAACCAGTTAAATAATCAAAATAATGCCAAATAATTATAAAGAAGCATTGGATAAGATTGCTACACTTGTTGGTTATAAGTTTAACAACGAAGAAACAACAAAAGTTGATTTTGAGAGAGTCGCTCTTGAGGGTGGTGAGGTTTTTATAACCAACCAAGCAGAAGGAGAATTGACACTCGGAGATACTATCTACATAGAGACAGAAGAAGGGTTTGAACCCGCTCCTTCTGGCACTCATCGTTTAGATGATGGTAGAGAAATTGTATTAGATGAAGAATCAGTTTTGGTTGAGGTTCGTGAAGAAGCATCTGAAGAGGAGGTAGAAGAGGTTGTAGAAGAAACGTCAAATGACGATGAGGAAATGTCTGAAGAGACAACTCCAAATCCTACAACTGAAGAGATTACCAAATTAAAGGAGGCTATTCACGATTTGTTAATGACTTTTAATCAAGAAGTTGAAACAATCAACGACAAATTTAATTCATTCGTTGAGGACTACAACGAATTCAAAAAATCAGAGTCCATCACTCCACTCAAAGAAGAGAGTAAAGTAAAACAAGATTTCTCAAAAATGAGATTGGAGATTATAAATAAAATGAAAAATAAAAAATAATTAAAATGAGTAAGTTAACAAAAGAAAACTTCAGTTTTGACATTTCTGCGATGGTAGATTACATCTCCGCAAATGAAACTGAATTGATGAGTAAAATCGTCATAGGCTCAAATATGACAGAGTTCGTATCTGTTTTCCCGAATATCAAAAACGCAGAATATGTCCCCACCTTTGAGACTGGTGACATAGATTCAATTTTGGCTACAGGTCACTGTGACACGACTTTCGGAGACATAACATTGGACGAGGTTGAATTGAGAGTTTGTGATTATAACGTCCAACGTGGATACTGTCCAGAAAAATTGGCTTCAACAATATTGGGATTGAGATTGTCTCCAGGTTCATATAACGAAGAAACTGGCGCTGAAGAGAGATTCCTTGAGGATATTGTTGCTAAAGCCGCAGTTGCGACCGAAAGAAAAATTTGGCAGGGTGAATCACCATCGGATTGTGTTGATGGTTTGAACGCACAATTAGACGCAGCGTCAGCGACAACTGTAAACGTTACGTATTCAGCGATGACTCCAACTAACGCTTTAACGGTTGTTGATTCTTATGTCACAGCGTTGCCTGAAGCATTGAAATTCTCACCAACAGTATTGTTCTTAAATAGAAACGATTACCAAAGTTTATTGTTGGCGTTAAGAGATGCTAATTTCTTCCACTACAGTGTTGAGGGGCAAGAGCAGGCTCCAGGTTCAGTTATGATACCCGCCACTAATACGGTTGCTGTTTCAAGTGAGATTGGAAGTGGTAGAGCATTATTAACATACGGTAAGAACATCGCTTACGGAACTGACTTGTTAGAGGATTCTAACAACGCTGATATGTGGTTTTCAAAAGACAACCGACAGTTACGGATGTCTTTACAGTTTCGCGCCGGAGCGAAGATATTCTTCCCATCATTGTGTGTAAGAATATCGTAATAAACTTAAACAAAAAAAGAAAAAGATATGGCAAATAATTGCGTGATTACCAGCGGACTTACCTTAAATTCATGCGTTAATAACGTTTCAGGACTCGAGAGCCTCCACGTGTTGACAACGACTGGAACGTCAATTTCATTGGCGAGCGTTACGTATGATGCGGATGGTAAAGTAACCGCTATCTCTGGTTCAACAGCCGGAGAATTAAAGAAAATAGATCTTGTAAGAAACAGTGCTGCCGTTCTTTCTGAAGAAGTTAATGTTGTTACTCAATCATTGAGTTTCACATTTATACCTACTCTCACTTTTCAAATTCCTGGGTGGAATCAAGAGTATACTGAATTGTATCAAGAGTTGGTTAAGTCAGTCGGAACAGTATTCGTTGTAAAATTAAAGAGTGGAAAGTATTTCTTGGTTTCACCAAGTGGTATGTATATTTCCTCAGCGACAATAAATTCAGGAAGTCAACCTGGGGATTCGCAGATTTACGAACTTTCATTTACTTCTGATGAAATCATTAGCATTCCTGAAATGGACGTTACGAGTGATCTCGCAACATTCTTGACAGCGAGTAATATCACTGTTGATAGGGAGTAATAACCCCTTAATAAAATCGGGGGAGGGAAATATGTCCTTCCCCCATTATTATATTAAATTAAAGTATGCCTTACATAGATAAGAACGGAAAGCCAATTTTATGGGAAGAAGTATATTATGCTAATCAATACAAAAAAGCGTTAATCTATTATCCTGTTAAGGCTAAATCAATTTCAGGAACTCCTGTTCCAAGCCCGAGTGTAACTCCGACTCCTTCTATCACTCCGACTATTCCGAGTCCGAGTCCGAGTGTTACTCCGAGTCCTTCTGTTACTCCGACTCCTTCTATTACTCCGAGTCCGACCCCATCTCCACTTCCAACATATTATTTACAGACGGAAGGTGGGGATTCTTTGGTTACAGAAGGTGGAGACAACTTGGTATGGTTTCCTGTATAAAATAAATTAAATTAAAAATATAAAAAATGGCATTAAATATAACGGGAAATATTCAAATTAGTGGTGGTATAACCATATCTTCCGCTTATGCTCGTTTAACAGCAGATATTAACCAAGATGGTGATAGATTAAGAACTATGGTAAATTACTATGTATCAAAAGATGCTTACACTAATGGTAGTGGTGAGATTTACTTGTTAGATAGTATTCTACCCGTTTATGATTACAATAGACAAGCGGATGGTGCGGATTTATTAGATGTCGCACACAATAAAGTAAAGGCTGAATTGGAAGCGTTAGGATATTCAGTCGTAATAGAAGAATTATAATAATATGGCAAACGTAGCAATATCGGGATTACCCGAACAGACAGGAAAAACGGATAATGATGTTTTGGCAATCGTTGATAGTGGAGAAACTACAACATCAAAGATAAAAGTATCAACTCTATTAGATGGTATTGGTGGTAATTTATTGGAGAGTGATGGAACAAATAGTTTTAGAACTCCACAATACGCAACAACCGATACTGCTGGTGACGGACAACTTATTATTGGTGGTTCTGGTTCAACTATTAGTAATACTGATGCGAACGCAAGTATTATAGGGTCAAGAAATTCTAATCTAACAGACGGCACTGATGGTATGATAATCGTTGGTGGTTGGATGAATAATTTATCACACTCGGGGCCAAACTCTCGTTCAGGTATAATCGCAAGTGGATATGCGAATAATGCTACTGGTAAAAGAAACTTTACTTCGGGAGTTTTTAACACAAACTCAAGCGACGAAGGTGCTATATTAGGAGGTGAGTTAAATAATTTATCTGGTTACAGAAGTGCTATAATTGCGGGTAATAATAATACTAACTCACACGATACTTCTGTTGTATTAGGTGGTTCATCACAATCTACATTACAGAACAACGAAGTAGTAGTGCCGAAATTAAGAACATCACAATACGCTTCATTAAACTTTCCTGATGATGCGACAGCCGCTGCTAATGGAGTTCAGTTGGGAGAGTTCTACCATAACGCAGGAGCATTAAGAGTTAGGATTGTTTAATGAAAGAATACAAATTTTATAGATTTGTATATGACATTGAATTTGATATAATCAAAATTGATGTTGCTTTTCGTGATGTTAAAATTAAAAATAAATGGAACATAAAGACATATCCATTTAAGCCAACAGGTAATACAATGGATTTGGATTATTATATGGGTAAAGTTAAAGAGATAATTAAGAATGAGTAATTTTCGTGGTTTATCATCAAAGTTTAGGGATAAAGAAGAATTTTATTTTTTTGATAAGTTCGTTCCAGTAAATCCAGGGTTTCCAAGTCCAAGTCCTGTTCCAAGTCCAAGTGCGAGTGTGACTCCTACTCCGAGCATAACTCCTACTGTAACTCCAAGTGTTACTATAAGTCCTACACCTACAAGTAGTATCACCCCTACTCCGAGTATAACTCCAACGAGTAGTCCAATTCCTGTTACACCATCTGTGACACCGACTAATACTCCGACTCCATCTATCACTCCCACAATCACTCCAAGTATTACTGTAACTCCTACTGTAACTCCAAGTGTTACTATAAGTCCGACACCGACTCCGAGTGCTACTCCGATTGGTGAAAATGAATATGCGTATGTCATTGACACGACAATTCAAACGAGTGGTAGTGCCAGTGGAACAACATCAAATACTGATGAATACATATCTCCAGGTGTTATTACTGATGGAACTAATTATGTGATTGATTGGGGTGATGGTTCTTCATCTACTATCGCTAATAGTGTTAGTAATCTTCATACATATAGTAGTCCAGGTCAATATACAATTAGGATACAACCTGAAAATCCTGGTGAAAAGATTACAAGAATCCTTCATTACGCAACAAGTCCAGGTGACTCATCTAAAGTATTAGAAATTGTTAGTTGGGGTAATAATGTTTGTGATTACTCTAATTGGGAAGGTCACTTAAGAAAGTGTCATAGTTTAACGACTCTTCCAAGTAGTTCTCAACCGACATTCCCTGTTGGTTCTACTATGGAAAGATGGTTCTCTACGATGACTGCGTTTAACTATGATATAAGTGGTTGGGATGTTTCAAATGTAACGAATATGAGAAGAACATTTGAATCTATACAAAATGTGGTTTCAGCATTCAACCAACCTATTGGTAGTTGGGATGTAAGTAATGTTACAGATATGACCGAAATGTTTAGACAAGATGCTTCATTTAATCAGAATATCGGTGGATGGAATGTTGGAAATGTAACGAGTATGGAACGTATGTTTGAGGATAATACAACATTCAATAATGGTGGTAGTTCTGATATAAACAACTGGGATGTTTCAAGTGTCACTTCTATGAGAGGTATGTTCTTTAATAATAGTGGATTCAATCAACCTATAGGTAATTGGAATGTTTCAAGTGTAACTGACTTTTCTGTAATGTTCGCAGAAACTACATTATTCAACCAAGATATTGGTGGATGGGATGTAAGTAATGCTAATAATATGGCGAGTATGTTTGATGCTTCAACATCATTCAATAATGGTGGTAGTCCAAGTATAAATAATTGGGTTGTTACAGGTGGAACAGGTGTTCATTTAACAACTATTTTCCAATCCGCAACCGCATTCAACCAACCTGTTGGTAATTGGGATGTAAGTAATATGACAAGCCTTCTCAATATATTTGATGGTGCTACATCATTCGATCAGTCATTGGCGAATTGGGATATTAGAGGTGTCACTACTTCTATTCCTGGTAGTATGGCTGGATTATTGGATGATTGTGGTATGAGCACCGCTAATTATGATGCGACACTCATAGCATGGGCAGGTTTAAGTAGTCCTTTCCCAGCAACTAATCTTGTCTTGGGTGCTAATGGATTGACTTATACATTAGGTGGAGCAGCAGAAACTGCGAGAGATTTCTTAACAATCAACTTAGGTTGGACAATAAACGGAGATACAGGAGTATAAAAGATGTTATACATATCAGGTGGTGAAAATTTATTATATGTGAGTGTGTCCATGCATAAGACACTCTCCAATCCATATTATTTGTTAAGTATGGAACACTTACAGACGGGTAAGAAATATCAGGTAATTCCTGAAAATGTTACATCGGTCACTGGGAGTCCATATAACAACAGATATGACATTTTGAAGGTAGGAGTATATGAGACCGAAGATCGTGTAAATGGGAGGGTTTATATTGACGAGGTGGGTCAATTCTTCTATTCAATTAGAGAACAAGTTAGTTCAACAAATTTAGACCCATCATTATCGGGTGAAAAACTTGAAGCAGGTATATTATTCTTTGACCAAGAGTTTAGTGATACATTCTATTATTCAGGTGAAACTGGTGAGACATATTATCCTGTTGAACCATCTCCACTTCCAAGTTTAACTCCGACTCCATCTATTACCCCTACTCCTTCTATTACTCCGTCTGTTACTCCATCTGTAACTCCCACTGTGACTCCTACTCCAAGTGCGACTTGTTCTGTTACAACACAATATATTGGAGGATTTATTGCGGGTGGTGATAAGATAAGAATCAACTTATGGAATGATGCGGCATTAACAAGTCCTGCTGAATCATTATGTGATTATGAAGTATCAGGATTTATGACTGGTAGTTTGGGAACGAGTTATAGTGGAACAAGAACGTTCCCTGTTGAAGAACATCAAATAGAATACAACTTTACACCTGAATTATTACCAGGTGAAGTAATACAAACTTGGGGATTAACCAGTGTTGATACATCGGCATGTCAATGTCCTGTTAATGTTAATTTGATTCAACCGACCCCGACTCCTTCTGTAACTCCAAGTATTACCCCCACTGTCACTCCTACGATTACACCGACTATGAGTGTAACTCCGACAGTGACCCCTACGGTTACTCCAAGTATTACACCTACTCCAAGTGCCAGTGTTGGTTATTATCAAAATGCTTGGATTATAGGTGAACCATTAACGGCTTTTTCAGATATTAACACTTATTTACAATCAGTTTTACCTGCGGGTAGATTTGGAGGATTACACAGTCCTTTCGAGTCAAGATTAGATTTGGGTTATAAATATTATGTTGAAGCGTTATTTAATGGTGAATCTGTTTTTAATGATGTTAAAAAATATTCATTTGACATTCCAAGTTCAGGCAATTTCACTATTACATTGAATAGAGACCTACAAGACACAACACAAAGTGCTATCCTTGTGAAATCAGAATATTGGTTTGGTGATAGATGTGAAACATTTACAACTTGGGACGGGGGAGCCCGTAGTTTAACCTTAAATCACTTTGCGGTAGAATTTAATGTTGATACAAGTCCAAATCTACCCGCAGGAAGATATAGATTAATATACAATCAAAGTGGAGAGTGGAGATCAAGTAATTCATTTGATCTTGATTTTTATATTGATGCTGATGCTACTCACGATTCTGATTTAGGTAATCCTTGTTCTACAATGGACGCATTCACTATTCAAGAAAGGGTTGGGGATACTGGAGATTATATGGAGTTATGGGCACCTGATTCAACATTTAGGGGATTCTCTAATTCAGGAGCACCTGATAGTGATGGATTATTACAATATATGAGAAAAGCGGGTAATTCAATTGACAGGCTTACAGAAGTAAGTATAGATGTTAATAATCAAATAACATATTCCGCTAATACTATAGCCGTTGGTGAAGAGGTGATTACAAGTTTATTTGTTAGAACTGACGCTTTGGGTGATACTTGTAATGGTTATACAGGAGCAACTGATTCGTCAGGAACATTCACATACGATACTTATTATGAAATTGAAATAAGTTCTGACTTATACTATCGGGATATTAGACCAGGAACATATAGAGTATTTGTTGATATGACGGGTGGTAGAACTACAAGCACAACCACTAAAGAAATAACTACGGTTATTCCCACTAATATATGTCCGTGATAATTATAAAATATAAGATATAAGATGAAAAACTTTGAAGCATTTAATATACAGGGGATAGAGATAGAACCAAACGTAGAAGTAGTAAATAAAAGATATGATTACGTTCAGTGGGGAAAAAACAATCTATTTCCTCAATATCTATTGGAGTTAAAAGAAAACTCTCCTATCCATTCTGTAGCCGCAGATTCAACTGTAACAATGAGTTACGGTGACGGTGTTGAGATAGAGGGACTCGGTAATGTTCTAATAAATAGAACAGAAAAATTCTCATCAGTTTATCGTAAATTATTATATGATTGGTTCTTATTTGGTGGATTTAGTGTAGAGGTTATTTGGAGTAAAGATAGAACATCAATTGCTTCAATTTATCACGTTCCTTTCCAAAAAGTTAGATGTGGTCTGTTAGGTATGGATCAGAAAGACCCTGATACGTTCTTCTATTGTGACGACTGGTCTGATGTAAGAAGAAATCCAATTATCACTTATGGTGAGATAAATCCTGAAAATAAAGAACAGAGACAAATGTTCTATTATAAGAGATTTGTTCCATCAAATAATGATGTATATCCTGTAGTTCCATATCAATCGGGCATACCATCAATCGTATTGGAAGGTGAAATCTTTTCTTGGCATAAACAAAGTTTGGAAAGTAACTTAACTCCAAATCTCTTTGTGTCGTTGTTTGGTTCGGCTACAGAGTCAGAAAGAAACAGAGTTAAACAAGAATTGATGGATGTATATTCAGGTAAGAACGGACAAAAACTTATGTTGTCTTTTGCTCCAAGTCCTGAAGAAGCCCCACAGATTACTCCGATACAATCAACAGTTGGTGATGGATACTACATTGACACATTAGGATATGCTTCACAATCCGTCCTTACATCGTGGCAGATAAGTTCCCCATTACTTTTGGGTATTCACAGTTTCAGTTCAAACCCATTCTCACAGAATAGTGATGAGTTAAAGGTCGCCACAGAACATTGGAGAAACTACATATTGAAACCAAAAATTAAAGATATGAACGAAGGGTTGGAGGTTGTTTTATTTATGAAATACAACCAGCCAGTAGAGATAATAAATAAATATACAAACTATTTTTCAGAATGATTTTTATAGTATCAGAAAATTACGTATTAGACAAGACCTTACTTGACCGAAACCTGTTAAGTCAAAACTTAAAACCAGCGATGATTCTCGCACAAAAGGTGAATTTAACGGAAGTGTTAGGTGATAAACTTGTTGAAAAGATTTATACTGAAATTCAGAACGGAACTTTGTCAGGTGACTACAAACATCTGGTTGATGAATATCTCGTTGATTTGGTGACATATTGGAGTTTGTATTATTCTGCTACCAACCTACTTACAAAGTTCTCAAATAGAGGTTTACAACAAGAATCAAGTGAGAACAGTTCATCGTCTGATTTGAGTGTGTATAGAACCCTTAAGAGTGAATATAAGAACCTTTCTGAATACTTTAGTCAGCGTTGTAATAAGTGGGTATTCAAGAACAGGAGTAAGTTCCCTGAATACGAGATATGCTCGTCTGACGGAGAACAACCTGCTCAACCAAAGAATAAACTATACGGAGGTTTAGTTATATGATATTACCTGAATACAGAAGGGGAGAATCCATAGTGGGTTATGTGAATAGATGTAGGTCGTCAAGGGAGATGAGGAATCTTCCTCTCGCATTTGTATTTAAGACACAACTATGTGAGGAGTCAGGTATGTTACAGAGAAAAAGTATGACATAAAAAAATCCCCTCATTACAAGGGGATTGAAAATGAAGAATCATTTTTTATGGTATATTACGAGACAATATAATATTACAGGAGTTATTCTTTATTGTCAACATCTTCCCATCCTGAATCCAACATTTGTTTGTTGGTCATCTCTCCATACCAACGATAGAGAGACAATCTTTTGTTTTGGAGGTAAGTTCTTTGTTCTTCCTCCCATTCTTCCCACAGGTCTTTTGTCTTACTCATCTTCCAACATTTCAAAGAATTTTTCAACAATCTTTTCATTCTTTTTCCTTTTAAAACCATTGATGTCATTGGTTACGGCAATGAGTGGGTCACCTGTCAAGAAGTCAAACATATCCATTACATCCATATAATCGGAAAGTGATTCTACATCCATATAGTGTTTTCTATTCTTGATTACAAAAATTGCTGTGAATGAATCAGAACCGTAAAACTTTTGAAAAAATGCGTATGACAAGTCATCTTTTGAGAATGCTACTTGGAGTTTCTTGAGGAGTTTTTTTGTTTCTTTTTTCATAGTTTTTATTGTTTCTGTGTTTGTTTGTTTTACAAAGATAGTGAATTAGTTTCAAGTATCCAAATTAAAGTTCCATTTTTGTGATTACATCTTCATCAGCCAAGAATTGTGAAAACCACTCTTCTTTATCGTTCTTAAACATAACGATATGGTCTTTTCCTTCTGGAGATTCCTTGTAGGTATTTACAAGGAAATCAACAATACCACTTTCTTTTTTGATGTTGTGTTCCTTCTCCATATCAAGAAGAAAGTTAATAATGTCTTTTGTGTTATTGATAGGTCGTCCTACTGAAATCATTACTTTAGTCATAGTGTTTATTGTTATTTTGTTTGTTTGTTCTACAAAGATAGGGAATTAAAAGTTCTCTTCCAAATATTCTTGTCTTTTTTCAAACTCCTCTTGGTGTTCGTCTGGAACGATTACAAATCCCTCTTCAATATCACACTCAATATTACAACCCTTCATCCATACAGACAGGACACCATCTTCAACAAGGAGTTCAAATCCTGCTTCACTTAACATATTATATGCTTTAGACCAAATAATATCTTGTTCTTCTCGGTGTCTAATTAGTTCTTTCATTTTGTTTATTGTTTCTGTGTTTGTTTGTTCTACAAAGATAGGGAATTAGTTTTGTTCTGCCAAAACTTTTTCTACAAAGTCATAACAAATATCAAAATAGGTTTCCTCATCTTCAATTTCATATTCATTTGTTTCTTCTTCACACCACCACAGAGACCTTGTTAGTTCATCTGTTGTGGGGTATTCACCCATATTATCAAACCACAACTCGTAGTGGTTAATAACATAATCTTTGGATAGTAGTTGTTCTGCTTTCATAGTGTTATTGTTTTTCATAGGTCAAAGATAGTGAATTAGTTTCACCAATCCAAAATATTTTCCAAAGTTCCCATATCTTCCACAACCATATGTGAGTGTTTTTTATCACCAGTCAAAACCTTACCTGTAATATGTGAAATCATAGTAAATTTCATTTGATAGTTTTGACTGATATACTCAATCAAGTTTTTAAGTTGGGTAATGGTAGGTTCATTTTTTTTAATACGATTATGGTGTTTGATAATAAAATCGTAGTAATCTTTTTGGAAATCTGTGAGTGTTTGTTCTGTAATAGTCATAATTTTTATTGTGTTTGTTTGTTTGTTCTACAAATATAGGGAATTAGTTTTGTTCTGCCAAAGATTTTTTCATCATTTCATAAATTTCTTTACAAACTTTGTAAAAGTTTTCATCAGTTTTTTGATTTCTCAACTCACCAATCGTCTTACTGTAAAAATATTTACCATACTTTAATTCATCAACTACATTATAGAACACTTCATAGTCAGTGTAATACATTACAAAGTTTTCAATAAAGTTTTGTTTTTCTTGTGTCATAGTGTAAAGATAGGGAATTATTACCGAATACCCAACATTTCAATCAAGTTATTCATAACATCGTAGTTGTCGGGGTGATACAACATCGTCTGTGAGATAAACAAGTCAGGGTGTTCTTTTGGAAGTCGTTGAATGTCGTATTGACCCATACGGATTTTATTACGAACCTGTTTGAATGATACAACCATTTTCCGTCCTTCTTGTTCTGGCATGTATCCCTCTTGAACGAGACCCCATACCTCATCTACTTTGTTGTTAATCATATCAACTACTTCTTTGGTGTTTTTGAATGTGTAAGTCATAATGTTTATTGTTTCTGTGTTTGTTTGTTCTACAAATATACTGCGAGTTTTTTAATCTACCAAATTAACTCATCAAAAAATCTTCAAGGTTGTCAATAGTTTTAACATATTCGGTAAAGTCATTATCGTAGGACATAAGAATATCTACCTCTGTTTCATCAAGAAGGTTGCTAAGAACCCACTCACAGATTACATTCTTTGGATGAACCTCATCTTTATCGTATGTAAGGTTTTCATTTTGAATGTGAGACATAAGACGATTGTTGATACTTTCAACAAAGTTCATCTTCAAAACTTCTGATTCAAAATCAAGTTC